AAACCAGCAAGAAAAACACCTATGCCAGCCGCGTCGAGATCGACGGGCCGTCGTCTATTGTCTATTCACCAGACAAGCCGCTTTCATGTGGTGCGCGTGTATGGATTGAAACCGACATGCCTGTTCTGGCATATGTGCTTGGCGGGGCGGTGTTGATATCATGACAGTAAAAGCCACGCAATTCGATCACGAACGCATGATGTATAATATCACTTGCGTCTATCGTGACGCCGACGAAACGCAACATGCGGAAGGTTTGTTGTGGTACTCTGACGCACAAAAGGCGGCGCACGATATCGCGGTAAAATATGACATCGCGGTTTATATTGTGGCTGCTGTTATCGCTGCACTTTCACCTAACAACAAGTGGTCACGCAACTTGACAAACGCCGACGCTTTGATTGGTGCCTTTGTCAATGGTGACGGCTTGCTATCGGTCAAGGTTTCGACCTATCACAAGATGAAACAAAAAGCGTGGGACATCTTGGTTGCGCGTCCGGACTACGACGGCGCAAAAGCCATGCTGAAAGGTCAGAAAATCACGTCGTTCTTTTGTGACATCATGGGTGAATTCAACGTGACGATTGACGGCCACGCAAGAAACATTGCCTATGGTGAACGCGTCGGATTGACTGATGACCGGACAAACATCGGCGTCCGTGAATACCGTGCTTTGCAAGCCGCATACGAAGAAGCCGCACGCCGCGTCGGCCTCATGCCCTACCAGCTACAGGCAATCACTTGGCGCGTCTGGCGCGACCGGCATGGCATAAAATAATGTCAGTGCTATGCTTCAAATATTGTCAGCGCCATGCTTTAAGTTTGGGGATTGGTTGGGGGTTTCCTGCTAGTGGGTTTCCTTTCGGGGGCGGGACTGCCGGGCCAATCGGATCGATGGCGAGTCGCGGGGCCGATCGATCACCGACCGAAAAAAATTTCGGCTCGGGGCTTCAACTGGTGCAGATGCTGTGCCATGATTCAGGGGCTGGCGATCCTGCCAGCCACAAAAGAAAGGAAACAAGCTATGCTTGATTTAGTACCGACCAACAGCGCAATCCGCCCATCCGGTGAGGGGTGGGAGTATCGTCACAACAATATCGCCGACCTGTCCCTTTACGAGGAACATGGCCGGGTATCCAAGGTGCCGATCGATGCCTTGACCAGCTACCCCGACCGGACTGTCCACGGGGAAGTTATTCGGGACATCATCACGCCGACCCGGCTGAAGGGTTTCTCGGCACTGGTTAACGACGTGACTGGCGACCTGCTACAAACCCGGCCAGTCGGTGATAGTTACAACCTTGTGCCGCATCACAAGCTATTCGAGGCACAGGCCGAAAAACTGTCACAGGGTGATCTGCCGATCGAAGACGTGACTGTGACCGACCGGCTACTAGACCACGGCTTGCGTGCCCATCGTACCATTCACTTCAATAGCCTGTCGGCAACGATCGAAGGCATGGCCGACCGGGTTGTCTGCCGGATGGACGTGTTCAACTCTGTCGACATGTCGTGGTCATTCCAGATATTTAGCGGCGCTTATCGCGACCTTTGCCGCAATACTTTGGTCTTTGGTGGCGAGAAGGCATATCACCAGAAACGCAGGCACACTAAGAACCTGTCCGTTGGTGCTTTGATCAGCAAGGCGGCTATGGGTCTGGAATTCTGGCAGAACAACCGGGACCAGATGCAGCTATGGCGTGGCCGTGCCATGAACAGCCAGCAATTCGCCGCGCTGCTGGCCGAAACCATCTGCAGGAAAAAGGACGCGGCTGCCGACGCCGGACAGGGTGACGGCATCAACCGCCGCCTGATGAATTACCTGCTTCATCGTTTCGAGGAAGAAGAGCGCGAACTAGGCCGCAGCATGTGGGCTGGTTACAATGCGCTTACCCATTGGTCTACACACACAGACGCAGAATGGACCGACAACGACGGCAAGACATGGCAGACGGGCAAGAAGACAGCCCGGCCTCACATGGTTGCACGTCAGCGTGCCGACGCCGTCAGAACTGTAATCGAGTCTGACCGGTGGCGTGACATGGAAGGACTTGCCATTGCATGACTTGATTGCATCCCTTTTCCGGCTTTGCTGGATAATCCTGCTGGTGGTTATCATCGCCAGCATCATCTAAGACGAAAGGAACTAACGAAATGCGTATCCCTAAGACACTTTTGAACGACGTTCGCAACCTTGCTGACCGCTTTGAACAGGTGGTGCGTCAGGACGAACGCAAGCGGTTACTTGCTAAGTTTCGGACTGAAGCCAAAAAGAAGCCAGTAGCAAAGCCCGAGCCGTTATACCCGATTACTGGGCTGCACGGTGAGCCGCTGCAGGAAATGGCCCCGCAGCCGGTTAAGACTGTCGCTAGTAATGTCACGATTTACCCGGGCCATCATCGGCTGCTGGCCGAACTGGCGAAGGGATATCAGGCCGTGCCGACCATGGCCGGAAATCTGGGATTTACTCGCGGGACTGTTGCCCGGTATCTGTCCGATCTTAGGAAGGCAGGTTATCCGATTAAGGCGAAGAGCACGGGACGCCGCGCTGCCGGACGGTATCAGAAGATATATCGCCTTGACGCGACCGGCTGATAATCGTACTTAAGAGGGGCGGGTGCTTTTGCCCGCCTCTTTTCGAAAAGGACCAAACCAATGCAAAGCACGATCAAAACCGACCTGACTTCCAACGAAGCCGCCGACGTGTTCGCAATCACTGAACACGAGCTTAAGGTGTTGCGGTATCATCTCGACGCCATCAACAACCAGATCAGAGGGCTTGAGGCGTTTATGGACTCTATGGGCTTTACAAGCTGGATTGGCAGCGACTCGCCGCGTTCGATCAAAAAGGCAGAATTCAAGATAAAGACCGACTAACCTGTTACCCTGCCGGTGAGGGGCTAATATCCCGGCTTCCTCCCTTACCTTGCCCCCGGCCCTAGTGCTGGGGGTTTTTTTGTGGGCATGACCCACAATAATAGCTTGGCGGTTGTACTGGCGGGATAAATCCGGCGGCTAGTGTTTCGGGTGAGACTGCGCCGGATGACCTCAAAGAACAGCCCGGCGGGTTATCCATACCGGAAAAAATGTCAGACATGCCGGACGGGCGCGTGCATGGGCGCGATATACTACGTCATGGTTTGATTGTCTGCGCTTTGGTCCCCGGTTGTCGGGCTGTGGTCACATCACCGATGTCCCTACCCAAACAGGCCACGCTAGGGCCACCGGGGGGGTACCGGTACTTGTATGCAACCCCGGCATATTTTTTTGTATTTTTTATTTTCTGTATGAATTAGTCAGCATGACCCGTTATACAGTCCCGGCATACTTTGTCAGCATGACCCCCAGTGTAGAACTGGGGGGATATATCCCGGCGGGTACTAGACCCAGTCTACATACGAATGTTTATTCTGTCAAGTATTTTCTTTTTCTGTTGACAATCAGTGTTATCTACCCTAATATTGTAACGTGGGCCGTTTCATACACGGTATATTCCCACAAATCTGTGCAATTACGCCTGTAACCACGGTGAATAAGTCTGATTGAGACGCCCACACCTTCCTTTTTATACAAAAAACAATGAATCTGCTCCCCAAACAGTACAAAGAGCGGGTATTGACCCCTCAACAGACCCAGTTTCTCGAACTTTTGTTCGAAAATGGTGGAAATGTAACCCAAGCGGCTGTAGATGCGGGATATTCCCGTGGTTCTGCCCAGTGGCTTAAGCAAACATTGGCAGATGAGATCATTGAACGTACAAAAAACATACTTTCAGTAAATGCAATAAAAGCAGCAAACCGTGTAGTCTCCACAATTGACAATCCCGCCCCCGAAAGAGGTGACGAATTACGGCTAAGAGCCGCTGAATCGTTGCTTAACCGCGTAGGAGTTGCAAAACAAGAGACACACAACCACAATGTCACGGCAGTACACGGTGTGGTTCTGTTGCCGCCCAAAAATGAAGTAGTGATTGATGGCTGAAGAAGCCCCCAAGAGGCGCGGTAGACCAAAAAAAGACCCTAATGCGCCCAAAGCCACATATAATCTATCTACAAAAGAGCGTGCAAGACGCGCGGCGACGAAACGTGTTAATGCCGCCAAGAAACGTGCAGAGAAATCAACCAAAGCAGCGGAGGATAGACGCAGATATGCCCGAAAGCTCGAACAGCAGACTACAAAGGTTGAAAAGGCTCTTGTTGGCAACGGTTCTGCCACAATCGATCTTGGGGATTTGGATGCTTTGCCTGACGCAGTATCGGAGCTTGTCGGCGAAAGTGAAGTCGTCTTTCAACCGAATGATGGACCTCAAACGGACTTTTTATCAGCGGGTGAAAGGGATGTACTCTACGGTGGTGCAGCCGGTGGTGGAAAAAGTTTTGCACTTCTTGCTGATCCGCTACGTTACTGTCACAATCCTAATCATCGTGGTCTTCTTCTCCGTCGTACACTGGATGAACTTACCGA